GTGCTGATGAGTTTGTTCCAATTATTGAAACATTTGGATCAGCATCAAAGAACAATTGCAGACAACATTTTTTAGTTGAGATTGCAGAAAAACGAGCATTAGCAAGATGTATAATAAAAACAATGCAATGGACAAATATAAAGGGGGAGGATGAAATGGAGCATCAACCAAGTAAATCATTGACACAATTAAAAAAATGAGAATAAAAAAGGAGATTGAAAGTGTTATTTTGTTGGCATTAATTAAATGTGTTTCAGAACAATGTTATATATTAAACCATCAACACAAAATGCAAGTGAAACAAAAGTTCAATCGTTTATTTAAGGCAGCAAAACAATATGAAAAGGAAATTGATTTAATAATGGAATCAACAGGAGATTTTGGAGTTGAAAGTGTTTATGACACTATCATGGAAACAATCAATGATTCAAAAACAAAAGTTTATGAGCAAATTAAAGATTAGTCAATCAGCATTAAAGGATTTTTACAATCCAGATGTTTGCCCAATTAGATGGGAGGAATCATATTTTAATGGATACAGAAACGAACCAAGTGCAGCAATGTTGGATGGGTTGGTATTTGAGCAAAATGTTATTGGATTAAGCAGAGGGGGGGAGGTTTACGAAATACCAAAAGGAAAGACAGGTAAAGTTTTAAAGCGTGAAGTTGATTTGTTAAAATTAGCAGAGCAATCCAAACAGACAATGAAAGATTTAGATATTGAATTGATTGATGTGCAGCCGCATTGGGAGATTGGGGATTTAGTGGGACATCCTGATGCATTAATTAAGTATAAAGGGGAGTTGGCAATCATGGATTTAAAATATACAGGAGTTCGTGAGGATGAAAGTTGTAAATGGAATCCATTTGCGTGGGAGGATTTGGAATATAAAGATTTCAGACAGGCATTACATTACACAGAAATGTATTATTTGGAGCATGGAGTTTATTTGCCATTTTTTTATTTGGTATTTGGAAAAAGTGGATGGTGCAAATTTATATTTATAGACACTCAATTAAGTGCATTGGAGGATTACAGAATGTTGTTAGATCAATTCAGAGAGGACATTAAAACATTCAAAGCAAAGCCAATAAATGATTATTCAAAGTGCCGCAAATGTGCGGTGTTATGCGATAAAAGAACAATGAAACCTAATTTAATAGAAATAAAACTAAAATGAAAGAAGTAATAAAAGAATCGTTAAGATTATGTTCCAATATGTGGGATGTTAATCAAAGCAAAGTAAAGGGAAATAAATGCAGGGAGGCAAGTGTTATAATGGCAAAAAGGATGTGGATATATTATCTTTACAACTTTGTAGAAATAGGCCATGCACATATGAAAAAGCATATTAAGGGATTAAACCATGCAACAAGCATTTACCATGTGAGGCAATTTAACAAACAATTAGACATGGATTATGCAATCAAATTAAAGTTCCAAAGATTTATGGAGGAAATGAGTTCGTTCAGTTTGTATGGAGAAGAATTTGAGCAAAAGAAACAAGAGTTGGAACAAATAAAAGTTGAATTAAATAATTTAAAGAAATGAAAATTACAGGGAAATTAGTTAGAGTATTGGAGAAACAAGTTGGAACATCAAAAGCAGGAAAGGAATGGATGAAACAGGAATTTGTGTTAAACACAGGATCAGATTACAATCCAGAGATTTGCATAAGCGTATTTGGTGAGGACAAAGTTAAGGGATTGAAACAATTTAGCGAGGGCCAGGAATTAGTTGTTGATGTTAATGTTTACAGCAGGGAATGGAATGGGAAGTATTATCATTCAATTGATGCATGGCAAATTGAAGTTGCAGGAGGCAACCAAGATGTTGGGGATGATGGAGATTTACCATTTTAATATGTTGAGGGGATTTGAAACGATTACAGCCGATTTAAACGAACAAGAATTGGAATTGATGCCAACCATCATAAAAGGATTAAAAACAAAGCATGGCAAAGATATGGCTGTTACAGGCGGTAAAATAGCAAGTGCAGTGGGATTGAGTGGAATAAAAGTTCAGAAAATAATTAATGTGATCAGAGTTAAAAATTTAATTCCAGGTTTATGTGCGTGTGGCAAAGGTTATTTTATTGCCAATAACATTGAGGAATTGGACAATTATATTATAAGTTTAAAGCAAAGGATAAAGGCGCAAGTTGATGTTTTAAACGCATTAGAGCAACAAACAATAATTTTTGGAGGGACAGGGCAAACAACATTATTTGAATAAACTATGGAGATAATAAGAGTTATTAAAAACAAAAACTATTCCACAATCAATAATGAAATATTGAGGGATAAAGGCATATCATTAAAAGCAAAAGGTTTATTAATTACAATTTTAAGTTTGCCGCCAGGATGGGATTTAACAATTAGCGGAATGAGTGTTATTGTTAAGGAGGGTAAAAGAAGTGTTGCATCAGCAATTAATGAATTGATTGAGTTTGGATACATTAAAAGGAATGCAATTAAGAATGGAACAATGTTTGCGGGATATGAATATTTTGTTTATGAATCCCCGAAATGCGGTTTTGTGGATACGGGAAATGGGGATACGCAAAATGTGGATACGCAAAACAGCACACAATTAAATACTTATAAAAATAAAACCTTAAATAATAAAGTAAATATTAATGGGGGGAGATTTAAAAAACCTTTAATTTCTGATATTTCAAATTACATTGAGGAAAGAGGGAATTTAATTAATGCAAACAAATTTTATGATTATTATGAATCAAATGGTTGGAAAGTTGGGAAAAACAAAATGAAATGTTGGAAAGCAGCAGTTAGAAATTGGGAGAATATGCGAAAAGATAAGGGACAAATTGAATCAAAAGTGATGGAAAGATTATCAAGCCATGACAAAGCAAAACAAATGTTAAAAAATATGCACAATGGGAATTAATTTACACAATATGGATTGCTTAAAAGCAATGAAAGAAATGCAGGATAATGAATTTGATTTGGCAATTGTTGATCCTCCTTATATGGATGTTTTTAAAACTGATAATTGGGTGGGAACATCTGCAAAACAAAAATCATATAAAAACAGACAGGACACATTAACAGGTAAAAAACCTAACGAGGATTATTTCAAAGAATTAATAAGGGTTAGTAGAAATCAAATAGTATGGGGCGGTAATTACTTTACTTTACCTATAAGCAGAGGTTGGGTTTTTTGGTTAAAAGGCAAACAGGACAATTATTTTAGTGATGGAGAATTAGCGTGGACAAGTTTTGATAGGGTTTTAAAATGTTTTGATTTTATGTGGAGTGGTATGTTACAGGGAGATATGAAAAACAAAGAGATAAAAATACACCCTACACAAAAACCTGTTAAACTTTATGAATGGTTGTTAATGAATTATGCAGAAAAGGGAAATAAAATTTTAGATACACATTTGGGGAGTGGATCAATTGGAATTGCATGTGATAATTTAGGTTATGATTTGGAGGGTTTTGAATTAGATAAGGAATATTTTGAGGCAGCAAGTAAAAGATTAAAACAACATCAATCACAAATAAAAATGTTTTAAAATGGAAATTAAAGAAATAAACCAACAAGATTTGGAGTTAATGTGTATTGATGTATTAACACAAACATATGCAGATTTAGGGCAAAAGGATAATGATCCGCAAAACAAAGTTATGTTGGCCCAAAGTTTAGCAAAGGATTTAAAAAAGCGTTATGCATTTATGCCATTTGATGCAGTAGTTTTGGCATTTGAGAATGGAGTGCGAAATACTGAATTGTTTGTTGTTAGTGCAGCAACATGGTGCAAGTGGTTAAACAAGATGAAAGCAGAAATTTGGGATGGTTGGCATCATTTTGAGTTGGGAAACAATCATGTTATTCAACCTCATATTAAAAATATAATGGAACAGCAACCAAAATTAATGATTGAGTATAAACAAAAACAAATAAGATGAAAGTATTAAATTTATATGCCTGTTTGGGTGGCAACAGATACAAATGGAATGAAGTAAAAGAGGATATTGAAGTAACAGCAGTTGAGTTTGATCCTGAATTAGCAAAGTTATATAAAAAAAGATTCCCGAATGATATTGTAGTGGTGGCAGATGCTCATCAATATTTATTAGATAATTATCAAGAATTTGATTTTATTTGGAGTTCTCCACCCTGTCCAACCCATAGTAGAATAAATATAAGTCAATACACAAAAGAAAATTGGAAGCCTAAATACCCTAGTATGTCGCTTTATGAAGAAATTATATTTTTAAAACATTATTATAAAGGAAAGTATGTAGTGGAAAATGTAATTCCTTTTTATGAACCATTAATACCTGCACATAAAAGAGATAGACATTTGTATTGGACAAACTTTAATTTGCCTAATGATTTAAACGGAAGAAAAAACCCTGACTTAAGTAGAACAAAAGACTTAATTACTGTAATGTCAAAATATCACGATTACGATTTCAGTCAATACAAAGGGAAACAACGAAAAGATAAAATAGCAAGAAACCTAGTTGATTATGAAGCAGGAAAAACAATATTTGAAACAATGTTAGGAATAATAAAAAACCAAGAAATCAACCAAGCACAATTATTTTAAAAATTACTATAATGGATAATCATATAACAAACGATCCAAATAATCCAATAAACAATTGGAGTGATGCAGAATTATGTAAACAATGCAATTCAGAATTAATAAAAGAAAATGGGGAATTAATTTGTGATGAGTGTGATAAGTGTATATATTGTGGAGAAATTTTAAACGAATGCAGTTGCATTGATAACAATTAAAAACATGGTAAAAACAGACAAAAAACCTTTTAAGGATTTAAGCAAACAAAAAAAGAATTACATCTTTAAAGATTTGCAAAAATTAACATTAAAAGAAATTCAAAAGAAACACAACATAACAGGAGTTACAGTTGATAAAATAGTGAAAGAAATAGTTAAGTTATGATAAAAACAATTGAGAAAACAATCGGATGCAAAGATAAAAAAGGCATTGCTAGAGGTTGGGTGATAAAATACGATTCAAAGGATAGGATTAAAGAAATTAAAAGTTTGTTCAATCCAAACGATTACAAAGGCAGCAGGCCCGTTTATACTGATGCACAAATATTAATAATTTTAAAAAGAGAAAAAACAAAAAAGATATGATGACAATTGCAATTATTATTGTGGCAATGATTATTTTATTATTAATCAACACAATTATAGAAACAAAGATTAGTTTAATAGAAACAAAAGAATTAGTTAAGAATTTAGAAAGATTCAAAGATGAATGGAAAAACAAATATACAAACAATGGAGAAAAATAAATATTATTGGGAAAAAGGGAGGAATGGATGGACACCAAACATTAATCCGAAAATGCATTTAACAAAAGAAGAATTGAAAATTGATTACAGCAAAGACAAAACGCCAAACTATTATATTGGAAATGTTTATGGATATGAGGCGAGAAAAGTAATTGAGGATTTTGATTTATCATATAATTGTGGAACAGCATTAAGTTATATTGTAAGGGCAAAGCGTAAGCATGAAACAAGTGTTGATTGCATACAGAAAGCAATAAACCATTTAGAATTTGAGTTGGATAAAATAAAAAATAAAAATAAATAACAAATGTTAAAAACTATTGCTTTAATTTACACCATGAAAGAATTTGGAAGATTATTAATCACAACTATATTGTTGCCATTTATATTGGTTGCATCAGTTTTAATACTATTTATCATAACACATGCGAGCATTTGGCACAGTAAAAGATGGGAAACTAAAACTGAATAACAGCAGGCAATTCCAGGATTCATTAAGAGAATTTGAGGGAAAGGATGTTGAGTTGAGAATTAAGGAAAGGAGTGCAAACAGATCAAAGGAGCAGAACAGTTTGTATTGGACATGGATTGATATATTATCAAAAGAAATAGGTTACACAAAAGAAGAGATGCATACACTTATAAAATATAAGTTCCTTAAAAGAAATGTTGTTGATGACAATGGAGTGGAGCAGGAAGTAATTAAAAGCACGACAACCTTAACAACAAAAGAGTTTTCATTAATGATGAATGATTTATTATTTTGGAGCAATAACACTTTAAATATTAATTTGCCGAGCAATGACTGAGGAAAGATTACAGATTGCAGTTGTTAATTATATAAAATTAAAATATCCAAAGGCGAGATATTGTGCATCATTAGGAGGAATATACACAGGGCCAAGACAAGCCATCAAAGCAAAGCGGACAGGTTACAGCAGAGGATTCCCTGATTTGCAAATATGTGAGGCAAGAGGTGGACATTTTGGTTTGTTCATTGAATTAAAAACATTAAAGGGCAGGCCAACAGCAGTTCAAAGGGATTGGATTAATGATTTAAATGATAGGGGTTATTGTGCAGAGATATGCAAAGGGCTGGATGATTCATTAAGTGCAATTGATAATTATATGAGTAAAGGAATAACAATAGGAAATGAAAGCAATTAGTAAAAAGCAATCAGTAGTTAATAAAGAATTAAAGAAAGTATATCAAGAGATTGCAGAAGAGCGTGGGCATTATTGTGCAGGATGTGGCCGTTCAGATGTTCCATTAAGTCATTCACATATCATTCCAAGAAGTAGGCGTTCAGATTTAGTAACAGACAAAAGAAACATAACATATCATTGCTTAGATTCAAATGGGCGTAAGGGATGCCATACAATATGGGAGGGAGTTAAGAGAGATACATTATTGGACTATCCTAGAAACATTGAATACATATTAGAGGTTGATGTTGAGTATTATTATTTAATAACTGAATTGAATGGATAACATATTTATAAAAGCAGCAACATCATTATTACTGCATGATGCAATGGAGGAATTAAAAGAGATGGCAATACAGAACGGCAACCAACATGATGAGGAGTATTTAGATAATATGTTGTTAATATCAATGATAGGATATGCAATAGCAACAGGCAGGGATAAAAGATATATTGTTGAGATGTTTGCCAACATAGTTAATGAGCAGGGGGGTGAGGATGCAGAGGATATTATTAATCAAGCAAAGGATTTATTATAATGCCAACACTACCAAAAGGAAACAGGAGGCCATGGATTCCAAAGAAAGCCAAACGATATGGACAGACAGATAATAGTTTATTCTATCAATCAAAGCAATGGAGGATGTTAAGGCGTTATTACATCAAATCAAATCCATTGTGTGAAGAGTGTTCAAGAAACAAAAGAACAACAGCAGGGAATTGTGTGGATCACATTAAGCCAATAAGTATGGGGGGGAGTAAGGTTGATGAATCAAACCTGCAAACACTATGCAACAGTTGTCATGCTAAGAAGTCAGCAAGTGAGGCGGTAGAGTATAGGCGAGGCGTTAAGGACTATGTTAGGAAGAAATAAGTTTTACAAAATATTGTACGGGGGGTGCATCAAATCTTAAAAAGTAAATATTATGCAAATCGGTGATGGCCTTTTCTTTTCTTATACGCAAAATTGGCCATTTGGCCCAGGGGGAAGAGGCATTAACGCAAAAAGGGGTTTACTATTTGTAGGTTTATCTACTTAGTTCAAACCAAAACAAAATAAAAAAAGGATGGGAACAATTTATAAATGTAAAGAATGCAAAAAGGAACGCATATTGGAGAAAGCAACAATTTGTGTTATTGATGGGCGTGTTGAGGTTAAGGAGGCAAAATGTGAATGTGGAAATTATATGGATAGCGAACCAACTAAAGGAATGCCATCATTAATAAGAACAGAACCAACATTGAGCAAAAAATAAATGGGAAAGGGCCGCAAAAAATTGCCAACCGCATTAAAGAAAATGCAGGGAACAACTGAAAAGAGCAGGGAAGTTGAGAATGAAATGCAAGTTGAATTGTGTTCATCATTGCCTGATGCACCAGAGTTATTGAGTGAAATTGGAAAAGGTGAATGGTTAAAAGTAACGCAACAATTGTTTAATTTAAAAATGTTGCATTCAGTTGATTTAAGATTGGTTGAGGCGTATTGCAATGAGATTGCTTTATATATTGAAAGCGAACAATGGTTAAGGCAAAACGGCAGGGTTGAGGAATTTAAAAACATTGATGGAATGGTTACAAGATCACAGGCGAACCCGCATCAGAAAATAGCAAAGGATGCATTAGCATCAGCATTAAAATTGGCAACACAGTTTGGATTAACACCTGTTGCGAGGGCATCAATTTCATCACCAACAGTAAATAATAATACGCAAATAAATAATTATTTTGAGTAAATATTATTTTGACAAAGAATCAGCATTAAGGGCAATAAGTTTTATTGAGAAATTTTGCACACACACAAAAGGCGAGTTAGCAGGAAAGCCATTTTTATTGGAGGATTGGCAAAAGGAAATTGTTGGAAATATATTTGGATGGAAAGATGAGCAAACAAATCTAAGAAAATACAGAACAGTTTTTGTTGAAGTTCCAAGAAAGAACGGGAAAACAACATTATGTGCGGCCATTAGTTTATATATGTTATTTGCAGATAGTGAAAGGGGATCAGAAGTTTATGCAGCAGCAGGGGACAGAAACCAGGCGGGAATTGTTTTTGAAATAGCAAAGGGAATGATATTAAATTCCCAAGAATTAACAGGCCGTTCCAAAGTGTTTAGAAATTCAATCACACATGAGGCAAAGGGAAATTTTTTTCAAGCAATAAGTTCAGACAGTAAAACAAAACATGGATTCAATGCCAACTGCATTATTTTTGATGAATTACACACACAACCAAACAGGGATTTATGGGACACCTTAACAACATCAACAGGGAGTAGGAGGCAACCATTAACAATAGCAATCACAACAGCAGGATATGACAGGCAATCAATTTGCTATGAGGTTTATGATTATGCAAAGAAAGTGGAAAGCGGTGCAATTGATGATGATACATTTTATCCTGTAATATTTGAGGCGGATGATGATGATGATATTACATTAGAGGAAACATGGAAAAAGGCAAATCCAAATTATGGAATATCATTAAGGAAAGATTACATGATACAGGAATCAAAAAAGGCCGTAAATGTTCCATCATATCAAAACACATTTAAAAGGTTAATGTTAAACATTTGGACAGACAGCCAAACGCAATGGATTGGCCATGATGAGTGGGCGGGATGCAACCAAGATTTTGATTATAAAAGTTTGGAGGGAATGGAATGTTGGGGAGGTTTAGATTTAGCATCAACACGAGATATTAGTGCATTCGTTTTAGTTTTTAATATTGAGGATAAAATTATTGTTTTGCCTCATATGTTTATTCCAAAAGATAATGCAAAGAAAAGGAGTGATAGGGATGGAGTGAATTACATGGAATGGATGAGGGATGGCCATGTAATAGGAACAGATGGAGATGTAGCAGATTACAATTTCATTAAAGCAAAAATAAATGAGTTAAGTAAAAAATATCGCATTCAAGCAATTGCATACGATCGTTGGGGGGCCAGTCAGCTGGTAATAGATTTACAAAATGATGGGGCAAACATGGATCCATTTGGACAGGGTTTTGTTTCAATGTCAGCACCAACAAAGGAATTGGAAAGACTTATTTTGGGCAAACAAATTATTCATAATAACAATCCCGCAATGAATTGGATGTTGTCAAATGTTGCAATACAAGAAGATCCAGCAGGGAATTTGAAAGTTGCAAAAAATAAGAGTAAGGAAAAAGTTGATGGAATCGTTGCATTAGTGATGGGAATTGGTGAAATGATGAGCGGGGAAGATTTAACAAGTGTATATGATGGAAGGGGAATATTAACATTTTAAAATAAAATATGGACAATAAAATATTAGCATTATTAACACCAGAGGGATTTGATGACAGATTTTGGGATGTTGCAGCACAAACAAAAACATATAAAAAAGCATATGAAATTGTTGAGGAGGAATGTGAGGAACATTTCAACAGGAGGCGATATTCTGATTATAATAGTTTCAGAAATTGCAGAGATAAGAGGTTAAAAAGGGTGCAAAAAACAATTTAACATAATAAATTAGTTTGGTTAGTCCTTATCTAGCAATCAATTTTATATGTTTTTTAGTGTATATATACCATAAAACCATCAAAATGCCTTAAAACGCATAAAAAGGGCTTTAAATTAAATTTAAGAAATGCAACCAAGTTGCACAAAAGTTAGTGTTTTTTAGCGTATAATTGCACAAATTCTTATAAGATTTGGGCTTAATTG